TTACTCTGTTTCTTCTGTCATGTTATATAATCAAAATTGTAAACAGTTTTTTAGAGAATACGATTGGGTTAATGATTTTGCGTACGATATGGATCTTGAGGACATTAAACTTTACTACCCATTCAGCGATGAAACAACCATTAATATGTTGTTATGGAAATACAAATTTAAAAAAAGAATTCAAAGATCACAAATGAATATTGATGACCTAAGCAATGTTAATGAATATTATGAGTCTAATTACGAAAAAGAAAAAGAAATTACGGGGTATGTTAGAGTTCCATCTAAATCAGAACGTAACAAAATACTTTTTTTTCATGGTGCAAAAGGAGAATTGTCTAACTCAATATTAAAATTACAAAAAAACTTGTTTGATGTCCGTTTAGACACAAAAGATAATAAATTATTTATTAATCCTAATGTGGACTTTAATCGAGTACTCAAGGTTGAATTTGTAAATTCAGAAAATAGAATTTTTTATACACAGTTTTCAAAATTTAATTTAGGATTTGAATTTTGGTACTCACCAAATACTAAATTTGAATCGGTGGAGAACTTTCAAGTTTTTATTTATGATGAAGAAAGATTAATTTTTAGAAAAAATATTAATCAAAAGGTATCTTCGGAAAACTAATCATTTAGTAATATTCATTTACCACCACAAGTATTCTTTTTTTACGTCTTTATATAAAAAAATCATTATGAACAATTCAGAAATAATTGCAGTTTCAGTACCAATTTTAGTCATGGTATATGTTTTATTTAGTTGGTTAACACATAAAGGAAAATAGTTTTGTGATATTAGACTTTTTTGTTATCTTTACAAAAAAACAAATATGAAAACATTATTCTTAATTCTATTATCTGTACTATCTTTTACTGTTTTTGGGCAAGTATCCGTCTCAGACCTTGAAAAGTCTGTCTATGAAAAAGTAAAAACTTACAAAAAAAAATTACCGAATTATAAAGAATTATCTTTGGATACTGCAATGTCCAATTCTTGTAGAAAACACTCAAGGTATATGTTTGATAATGACGATTTAGTTCACATTAAAAACTTTGACGGTGTTAAAGGGAAGTCTGAAATTATCCAATATAAAGTTTATAATGGATCTGACGTAAATGATTTGGCACAAAAAATCCTAACTAATTTTTTAAATTCACCACCACATAAACAAAACATTCATGACACATCGTCATTAATTGGTGTTGGGATTTATATCAAAACAATCAAAACTGAGTTTGAAACAGAGACTTTTGTGTCTCAGGAAATTTGGGTAACAATAAGGTTTTATTAGACTATACTGAACCGTAATCATTTCCTAAAATTGCACTTGAAGGATCATCACTACACGGATTGAATACTACCATTGTAAATTTAGGACAGGGGGAAGATGTACATTTTTCATTTGCTGGTGGTGTAAACCCACTTAACAATTTTACTCCTGTACCATTTTTGACGGCAAAAATTGGTTGTTCAGCGTGTCTTCCCGGCGCCGACTCTTGACCTGATATTTTAACTTCACCCTTTTTACTATTTTTTAAAAATTTTTGTACCGCTTCCGCTGATATAGTAAAGGTGTCTTTTCTTATACCATAAGGATCACCCCCTTGACCATTTGTGTATTTATTTAATTTAACCCCCTCAGCAGCGTAAGCTAATGTTGGTTTTGACCCAACACCAAGTGTTTTGGTTGAAACGTCCGACATACCTATTAATTCATCATTTATGTATAAATTATATTGTCCAGCATCACAGTCGTGAGGCAAATGGGTAACTTCAATTGATAACCCTTTCATACAACTTGCGGATTTAACTTTATCAGGTTCAATTTGTATTGTTAAATCCATATAAACTTGTTGGCCTGGTACGGGGTATTTGGTTTTATCCCTATCGGTATCATTTAAATCACCCGTAAAAACGTTAAAATTTGTATATGTAGGTTCAATACTAACATTAATTTTGGGGTTTGTTAATTCAGGATTTTTACTTTGTAAATCAGTTTTTAAATCCGATAGTTGAGTTGCAATATTTGGTAATATTTTTTTCATCTCACCAAATAAATTTTTGGCTCTGTTGAGAGCTAAAGTTCTATTTACCTCATCATTACCTGTGTACTTTGGATCTTCTGGGTTGGCATTCATCGGATATGAAATTTTCCAGCTTTGACCTTTAAAAAATATGTCTGGAACAACAGGCCCATTGTTGTAGTTACTTGCTCCACCTCTGATATTAGCCAAAGTAATACCAACATTACCTTTAGTTTTTAATAATACCGGATCCTCAAAAATTTTCTTAGCAAATTCTTTAATAAATTCTTTTGATAAATTGTTCTTAGTAACATCAACAGGAAAACTACCAAAGGCATACACCTTCCAAAGATTACCTTTTCTTACAACCTCCACTATTGGTTTATCAAATGGTGGTTGATTGTCACTTGGGGTTGTTGGTTTAGCGGGAGTTGTTGGTGTTGTTGGTTTAGCAGGTGTGGTGGTTTTAGGTTGATTGGCCTTTGCTTCAGTTTCCGCAATCGCATCTAATTTTGGTTGTATATTTTCTCCTCTAGAAACCGAATCTATTAATTGACAAATTTGTTTTGCCATATTTCTTGTTGTAGTGTCAAAACTCTTTTTCAGAGCCTCAAACTTAGAATCATTTTTTTCCCCTGTTGAATTGGCATATACACTTCTTAGGGCGTATGGTGAAATATTTGCGAATTCATTTGTTACCATTGCTTGTGCGGTAATTTTGATTTTGTCCTCAGGTTTAGAAAATTTAATTTGAGTGTTACAACCAAAATATGCGGTATTAAAAATACCATCCTGACCTGATTGATAAGGGTTTGTAAGTGTTATGCCAACTACCGTCGGAGTTGTTGTGTATTCCTCAATTAAATTACCATTTGCATCCGTTTCGTAAAATTTAATTGTATCGCCAAATCCATATTTTTTAAGTGCTGTACCCCAAGTAGTACTTAATTGATTTGCAATTTGGTCATAATCTGATTTGGTTTGTTCTGATAAAATATTTTTTTGTTCAGATAAAATCTTACCTCTATCATAGTTTAAGAGGTATTTAATCAAATTTAACTCTTCGTTTAATTGTGACATATAGTTTTTCTTTATATTATAAATATATTTATCTATAAAATAAATTTTTAAAAACTACTTTAATGAAGTTAACAAAAGAACAAATTTTAGGTATCTCAAGACATGCACTTACATTTGTAGGTGGTATTTTGATTATGAAAGGTCTTGTAGATGAAGCTACCGTAACTGAGGTAATCGGTGGAGTAATTGCCTTGGCTGGTACTATTTGGTCAGTAATCGACAAAAATAAAGCCTAAAAAAAAACACAAGAAATTCCCCCATTTTTATAAGTGGGGGATATTTAATTTTTAGAGACTTATGAAAAAATTAATTACAGAAGAAGAAAAAAAACAAATTAGAAATTTACATTCTTTAAATGAGAATATATTTTCAGATTTATTTGACAAGGTAAGTCAATCTGATTTTGCCAAAAATCTAAAAAAAATATTTTCACCTGATAGTTCTGAGGACGAATCTTCAGATAAATCTTCAGATAAAAAGTCTTCAGTTGGTTTAGGTGAATTAAAAGTTTCTGAACCAAATTCTTTTGACAAAAAATTTTATAAAAAAATATTAGATAAAATTGACGCACCTGATTCAGATCAAAACATGGCATTCTTTTATGCATGGAGACAAGCAGAAGGGGCGAAAGCAACATATAACCCATTCAATACAACACAATCAAAAGAAAACTCAACTCTTTGGAATTGTTTAAGAAAAAAAGAAGGTAGATGTGTTGGTGGTGTAAGAAACTATAAATCTGAGGAAGACGGTATTGACGCCACAGTTAAAACTCTAACAAATGGTAGATACAAGTGTATTGTTGATGGTTTAAAAAATGATATCGGTGCTAAAAAAATAGCCGAATGTAGTGATCTTAAAACTTGGGGGACTGGTGAAGGTGTAAAAAGAGTTTTAAAAAGTGGGAATGTAAACCCACCACAAATTTCAAAAACATTAGTAAAACAAGTTTAATATGGAAAATTTATCAATGATTGTTGTTGCATTTATTACGGGTGTGTTAGGGCCAATTTCGGTTATGTACATAAAGTATTCATTAGACAAAAGAAAAAAGAAACCCGATATGGTTATGGACACACTAAGAGTTAGTGAATTAGTTAATATAAGAATAGACCATATAAAGGAGGAATTTAATGCTGATAGAGTTTGGATATCCCAATTTCATAATGGGGGTAATTTTTACCCAACAGGAAGATCAATCGCAAAGTTTTCAATAATGTATGAAGTAGTTGGGCCAAATGTTGGGTCGGTACAAACCAATTTTAAAAATATTCCAGTTAATTTATTTTCAAGATCAATTAACCAATTATTGGTAAATGACGTAATTGAAATTTCAGATTTTAAAAATGAAACAATTGCAACTTATGGTTTAAAATACATTGCCGAAGAATCGGGATGTAAATCGGCTTACTTATTTGCAATTAAATCTATTGAGGATAAATTCATCGGTGTTCTATCTGTTGAGTACACAAAAAGAAAAAAAGAATTGGACATGGAATCAATTAACCATCTCCAAGTTCACGCATCTTCAATCGGTGGAGTTCTTATGTCTTACCTACAACAATAATTTTTTTAAATCAAGTTTATTTCATATCTTTACGGTATGAATATTTTCTTTTTAGATTTTGACACCAACAAATGTGCAGAATATCATTGTGATAAGCACGTAGTAAAAATGATTCTTGAGACTGCACAACTTTTATGTGGTGTTCACCACACTACCCCCCAAGTTACCCCCCAAGTTCCCTACAAGTTATCTCACAAAAATCACCCGTGTGCAATATGGACTCGTGAGAGTTTATCAAACTACCTTTATTTATGTGATCTTGGTTTAGAGTTATGTAAGGAATATACCTATCGTTATGGTAAACGACATAAATCTCAAGATGTTATTGAGTGGTGTTTAATGAATAAACCACATATTGTTGATAAAGATTTCACCACCCCACCAAAGGCAATGCCTGACGAATATAAAGTGGATGACGTTATACAATCCTACAGAAATTACTATTTGGGGGCAAAAAAAGATTTTGCAAAATGGAAAAATAGAGAAATACCCGAATGGTTTTCAAATTGAAGGATATTTATGAAATATAAAAATTTCAAATGAGCTACCTATATAATCATTCAAAACAAAAACTTCTTTTTGAAGAGGTGTCAGATATTTCATCCTCATCCACCTTCAAGTCAGGGCCACTTAAAGATGATAAATATTTTATACTTCATCACACAGCAGGAAGAGGAAACGCAATGGATGTTATGAATATTTTGAATAACAGAAAATTAGGCGTGCAGTGGGTTATTGATCGTGACGGAAAACTTTTTAAAACTTTACCATCAGGACATAGAGGTGCTCATATCAAATCTTTTAGATCTTCAGTACCTAAAGACCTTAACAATAGAACTTCACAAGGTGTTGAGATTATTGCTAAGAATGACTCTGATATATCAATTACACAGTGTAGAACCGCATTAAAACTAATTAAAAGTTTAGGATATCCGATGTCAAACATTTATGGACATGGAGAGGTCTCAACAAATAAATCCCCAGATGAAGGAAAAACATGTAAGGGTTATATAAAAAAATATTGGAGCACCCCTGAGTCAAAACTTCCAGGGTCTGACGCCGCAATAGGTAAAATTGAAGATAAGAAAGGGGGGGATAACTCGAAAAAAGACTCCTCAAAAAACGAATTTTTAGGGTTTGATTTGGATAAAATAACCGGTGGTTTAAAGGATGCTTTTGCGGGTTTATTTACCGAAGAAGAATTAAAAAATAATAAATCAAATAAAAATCACATTGATGTTTTAATTGAGAGAGAAATTAAAAAACTAACCCTTCAAAAATTAAATGAGTCAAATACATACGGATTCGAAATTGGTAAAGTAGATTCAGGAAAAGTTGTCAAAGGCGGTGAAGATAATGAATGGGGAGGATCAATGGAACGAGCTCTTGAAATTGCAAAAATTGCAAGTGATTGTTTGGGTAAAAAAAATATCATAACGTCACAAAAAAGATCAAGGGTAAAAACCGCATCTGGTGGTGTTTCTGATCATTACATAGGAAATTTATCGGCATACGCTGTAGATATTCGTGCCAAAGGTGAAACAGGTGATGAATTACTTGCATGTATAATGAAAAAATGGAACGGGGGTTCAAATTCTAATTATAAAGGTGGTAAATGGTTAAACGTAAATGAGGGCGGTTATAGATACCAATTTGGTTGGAGAGTACCTGACCATTACGATCACATACATGTGGGTGTAAGAAAAAAAGGGGGAAAAGTCGTTGATTCGGATAAATTACAAGATGTAATAGACAAAACAAAAAAAGGAGGAGATTCAAAAGATTCCTCAAGTATTTTCGATCTAATTTCTAAAATCGGAGATTCAATCAAAGATTTATTTTAAAAATAAATAATTTCTGTTTGACTATTTAGGAAAAAACACATATCATTTCAATAGTTCTTTGAATTTATAAATTTTTAAATGTATTTATTATGAGTGAAAACGAAATCGTAGAGGAATACGAATTATTTTACTACCTCGACAATAAAGGAAGAAAACTTTTCACACCAAGTGAAATTTACGCCTCAATAAGAGCGGATTTTTTTGGTACTAAAAAAGTTTACGTCGAAAAAAATTAAAAAAAGTTCACAAAGTACTTGACAGATCAAAATAAATGTCTTAACTTTGTAAAACAAATCAGGAAAAGTCCTGAAACGTTCTTTGAAAAAATAGATTATCCGTTCAGGAAATACAAAAGTGTCGGTGACATTATCCACCGAGTAAATGGCAGAGAGTCCGCAGCTTAAGTGTAACTGATAAAGATATTGGGCCGTGTATAGTCCATAAAATAAACTACGAAAGTAGGATAAAGTGAGTCGGAAGTGTAACCGATTTGCGGTTTGGGTAACCGAACTTGAGTACACAAGCGGGATACCGTTTAACCTTTAGTACCGAGGGCAACGCTGTAGGGAAAGTGGTTAGATGATTAGGCGATGTGGGTCGTTTAGTTGAGGTGGGAACACCAATAGGAATAACCCGTAGGGATATTGCAAAACATGAGATTATCCGATTTCATTATTGCGTTTCCCAATATGAAAGGATACTTAAAACCGAAAGGTATGTTGATGTACGGGTGGTGCCGTTATTAACCTTGATAAACTCCTACCAAGGGGTTAATCTCGAAGTAATCTTAAAGTATGGAAATGGGGACATTTCAAGGAGTAGTTGTGTATTTCGCCGTTCAAAAGATGACGAAGCTCGTGACGAACCACTACTTCTACAATCCACGACACAAAAACTTATGACTATTGAATTAAGTCTCATTAATTAATAAAGTAAGCAAAAGTGTTCGTCAGGTAACAGTGAAAGGTGACTACATAGTAATGAGCCGTTCATTGCACGAGAGGATCGCAAATCTTATCGTATTCTTACCAAACACCTCTAATCCCGCAAGGACTAGTTGGGGAGGCATCCTCGAAGAGAGTCGAGTAGTAAGAGAGTAACTGTTATCTCAAGGAGTGGTAGACCTAAAAGACCGTCACTGAGAAATACTTCTCAAAAGGAAGTGGATAAGAGTAGAAACAATAATGACTCTAAAGGTTCTCACACAAACGTGTAATCTCAACGTTTTTTTTATATAACCATTGGTAAAAAAATTCAGGGACGATTAGTCCCTTTTTTTGTGCTCTAAAATATAATATTCATACAACATTAAAATATAATTCTAATGCATAAAAAAACCCCATCCGAAGATGAGGTTTATAATTGGTGGAGGCGGAGGGACTCGAACCCTCGTCCAGCTTATCCTGTCAGATAAGGACTACATGTTTAGGTTAAGGTTTTTCATACCTTCCAAAATATTTGGTTCCTATTTTGACATTGTCACCAAAAACTGTGTCGAGTTCACTTTTGTTACGGTAGCACTCTGAACGAGACCGTTGTTTTCTTTTAGAGTAAAAACCAACTCATCTACGACTTCTGTTGCTAGGTTATCTGTCTGATCGACCCCCCGTTTCCGTATCTAATTAAGCTACAGTAACTTCAGAACCTCTTAGTAAACCAAGAGTTTCCATTTTGTTTAGCACATTGCCAGTTGTTTTCTTAAGTCAGTTTTTAAAGGGATTAACTTAGTCCCTACATGCCCTTATTCCTCAGCCAATACCTGTCAAATCCAAAAACGCCCCCATATCTTCAAAGAACTATATGACAAATATAATACAAAGATTTTAATTTGACAATATATTTATAAATATATGAAAAAAAGACTATTGATAGAAGAAGATATTGATGAAATAGAGGATTTTAGAAAAATTCTACTTTTAAATAAAAAAAAGTTAGATTATCGTAATGTTATGTTTCTTGATGAACATAGAAATGACTTTGATGGGATTATTGAAGTAACCGCACATGGTCTATTGTTTCATTTCGATGATTTAGAACAGTTTTTAAAGTTCTTCTTTCAAGAGACATATAAAGAAGGTAGTGATAGTGAGTGGGAGGCCGTAAATTATGATAGAATGTATTACGGTCAGTGGGACTTTTATAGTGAGTGTCAAGATAGAGCATATGATGATTGGAGTGAAGGATATACCTTAGGTTACTTTTGTGATTCTGCAATTTTAAAACTAAAACAACTTGCCGAGTTTTTAGATCCATCTACAAGTAAAGATTTTATACGAAGAAATAACGGTCGTATGACTTATGATGGTGGAGGTGATCTACCAACGATATTAGATAAATTTTTTCCTGGACTTGGGGATCAGATTGATGAAATCGTTTGTATGGGAAAAGATCGTGCGGTTTCTAGTGGGGCTCAAGAATTAATAGAAGAAACTTATTGTAATGGTCTAAAACAATTTGGTATTGAAAATTGGGGTAAGAGTGTCCTTACAAATTGTTTTAGAACCTACTTTATAAGTTGGGGAAATCTTGTTCAGATGTATATTGACACTAGTGATTTTGAAGAGCCATTATTAGATACAATGTTTAGAGTCATAGAAAGAGGTTTTAGTAATCACCCACCTGAGTATTACGAAATTGAGTATAATGTTTGGGATAATGAAATTTTTGAAAGTGAAACTTGTCAAAAACTTGAAGATCTGATGGATGAGTATATTGAAAAAGCTCATGAAGAAATTAATTCAGATTATATTGAAGTAATGAAAAAAATTGGAAATCTTGGATTATTTAATTTTACACAATTGCCTGATAAAAAACATTACCTTAAAGTTGAAAAGGTAGATCCTGAAACACTTAAAGTAACATTTAGAGTTGGAACCTCAAGACAAAATTGGAACTCTAAAATGGGTGTTTCTGATGTTGATAGTGTGATTGCAATGGCAACTCAGCCAGGTTTATTTGACCCGACTGAGTATAGAATTAGTTAATGTTAGTCCAAAGAATAACGGTTCTTTAAAATCTCGTATAATTTATACCCATCTTCATCGTCAATAAAGAATCTATTTTCGTCGTAGAAGTCAAGAATTATTATCCCATCCTTATCCTCAATAACATCAATCGATGTTAGTTGGTGAACATCATCGTAAAATGGATTTTCATCCTCATCCTCAATATTAAACAACGTTGAGTTATGGTTGTAGGTTATGGGTTCGTATTTGAATTCATATTTTTTTAATCCTAAAGAATTAACCATGTTTAACCCCGCCTGAATAGCCCTCTCAACATCACTCACACAAACAAATTCATTCGCGGTATGCATGTTGTAATATCCGCAAGACATGTTAATACAAGAAACATCTGATTTTTTTTTCAGTTGCATTACATCCGTATATGGGTGAGATCCTAAAGTCATTTCACAACCAAAGGCGTCTTTAATCGCTCTGTGAGCTAAAGAACCAAATTCACCACCTTTCTCAAATAAACGAACACCCGAACATACCTCGGTAATTAAATGGTCACCAGGTGCGTCGTATTGACAAATATAACCGACATCTTTTAAAAACTCTTCGTTGCATTTTGCAGATCCGTGACATCCAGTTTCTTCAGAAACAAAAAGACCAATTTTAACCTTTTCAAGTTTTTCTAAAAGATTCAAACAAATGAATATCCCACACTTGTCATCACCACCAATACCGGTTGGAAACCCGTTATCGTCATAACCTTTGAGGGCATAAACCGATTGATCCCCAAAAGATTTACCAAAGGTATTTGGTCTAACAACCTCAACTAATTCTACATTGATTTTTGGTATGATTTCGTGAACTGTGTCTGTGTGTGCCACAAACATCGGGTAGAATTCACCGTCATCTAATATACCCTTTGTGATATAGATATTTTTGTGTTCATCACAATCTACTTTAATACCGTCCCCATTTAATTCACCTAATAGGTAATTAACCATTAATTCTTCTTTGTAGGTTTTGGATGGTACAGAAAGAAGTTCTTTAAACTTATCTAAATTTATCATAATACAAAATTAGTTGAAAAAATGTTAATAAAAAATTATTTAATAACTTTTTTTTCTCTTTTTTTCTTAACTTCAATTTCTACCTTATCGTCCACAACAATTAGATTGTAAGTTTTGTTTTCTTCTACCTCATCCATCAAAATTTTTTCTGAAATAAAATCCTCAATATTTTCTTGGATCGCTCTTTTTATTGGTCGTGCACCGTAAGTTTCATCAAAACCAACCTTAGATACAAATTCAATCAGAGAGTCTGAATATGTAAAATTGTAATTTTTTTCTTTAACTCTTTTAACCAAAGTATCGAGCTCAAGTTTTGTAATTTTGTTAATATCTTCTTTTTGTAGAGAGTTAAAAATAACAACATCATCAATTCTGTTTAGAAATTCAGGTGCGAAAAATTTACTTAATTCTTTTTTCAATACATCTCTTTTTTGTTCTTCTGCAACCGCAGAACTTGCGACACTTTTAAACCCAACACCTGTTCCAAAATCTTGTAGTTTTTTTACACCAATATTTGAGGTCATTATGATTAGACAATTTTTGAAATTTATTTTTCTTCCCAAAGCGTCAGTTAAATGTCCGTCATCTAACATTTGAAGAAGTGTTGAAAATATGTCTTTATGTGCCTTTTCAATTTCATCAAATAAAATTACAGAGTATGGTTTATTTTTTACTTGTTCAGTCAATTGGCCACCCTCATCATGCCCAACGTATCCTGGAGGTGATCCAATTAATCTTGAAATGGTGTGTTTCTCTTGATATTCACTCATATCAACCCGAATCAAACTATCCTCACTCCCAAATATTTCTTTAGCCAATTGTTTGGCTAAAAATGTTTTACCAACACCTGTTGAACCTAAAAATATGAAAGATCCTATTGGTCTATTTGGGTCTTTAATACCAATTCTATTTCTCCTAATTGCTTTTGATATTTTAACAACCGCATCATTTTGACCAATAACTTTAGAATTTAAATTGTCCGATAAATTTATCAATGACGTTTTTTCGTCCACATTTATCTTTGATACAGGAATTTTAGTCATATTTGATACCACTTCATAAACAAGATCTTCAGGAATTGGTCTTTTACTACTTGTTAGATATTCCTCAAATTTTTTCTTTTCTTCATCTAACTTACCTAAAACCATTCTTTCTTTATCACGTAATTCCGCAGCTTGTTCGTAATTTTGTTTTTTAATAACTTCCATCTTTTGTCTTTTAATTTCGGCGGCTTCAGATTTTAAATCCTCAATAATTTCAGGAAGTTTGATATCAATTTGCATTCTTGACCCAACCTCATCTAAAATATCAAAGGCTTTATCAGGAAATTCACGATCAGTGACATATCGATCTGCCAACTCGACAAATAATTTTAAAGTATTATCATCATAAGTTACTTTGTGATGTTCTTCATATTTAGATTTACTTTGTTTTAATATTTCTAATGTTTCTTCTTTTGAGGATGGGTCAACGATTATTTTTTGAAATCTTCTTTCTAACGCCCCATCCTTCTCAAAACTTTTTCTGTATTCGTCTAATGTTGTTGCACCAATACATTGAATTTCCCCTCGTGATAACGCAGGTTTAAAGATATTCGACGCATCCAACGATCCAGAACTGTTTCCGGCGCCAACCATTGTATGAATCTCATCTATAAAAATTATGATGTTTGAGTTAGTTTGAAGTTCTTCAATAATAACTTTCATTCTCTCCTCAAATTGACCACGATATTTTGTACCCGCAACAAGAGAGTTAATGTCTAAACTTAAAATTCTTTTATCCATTAAATTTTTTGGACATTCTCCATCGTGAATTAACATTGCAAGACCCTCAACAATTGCAGTTTTTCCACAACCTGGTTCACCAATAATAATTGGATTATTTTTTTTACGTCTAGACAGAATTTGTGCAATTCTGATTATTTCTTTTTTTCTACCAACAACAGGATCAAGTTTACCTTGTTCTGCAAGTTTATTTAAATCTTTACTAAAATTATCCAAAACCGGTGTTCCCGAATCACTTTTCTTTTTACCCTTATCATTATCATCTACGAAATCTAACATATCCTATATTTTTTTTAAAAACTAACAATAAATTTACCAAAAGTCCATTGTTATGGTTAATTGAAAATCCCTATATTTATAGATATGAAAATTTGGAAAATATTTGTTGACGATTTAAAAATTACCGAAGAGTTAGAACACACCTATTTCAAGATGAGAAAAATATTTCAAAGAGAGGAATGGACTGAGGAAGATTTGTTAAGTCCAAGATACTTTCCACAAGACCTATTAGCGTTGCATTCCAAATTCCAACCAAAAATGCGTGAGATTTTTCAAACAATAAAAGATTATGGTTTTGATGTTGACAGAGATGAAGTCCGTAATTATATTATGTATAAACTTAGTCATATAGATGACATAACCCCATTAAAAGAACCAGATGGCAATAACGAGCGAAATAATTAACGGTACTAAAATTTTAAATGAGATTGAATCATCAAACATTGTTAGAACAGAATACGACACTCTAACTAAAAAATTAATTGCGGAATTTAAAAATGGTATGAGATATGAATATGACGATGTTCCACATCAGTTATATACTTCGTTTAGATCTGCAGAATCTCAAGGAAATTTTTTTAATAAAAGTATTGCAAAATCACATAAGTATACTAAACTATAGTTGTTAGGTATTTATTAGTATGAACAATACCGAAATAATTAAAAGTTTCGAAACCCAAAAAGAACTTAATCCTAAAATTTGGGAAAAAGAAGGTGATGAATATGTCATGAATCCTGAAGTTAGAGAAAGACTTTTGGAAATCTCAAATATTTTTTTAGATTTTTTAAGTGTAGATGTTATTGTTACCGATATTATAATGATAGGTTCTTTAACAAATTATAACTGGTCAAAATATTCTGACATTGACCTTCACATAGTGGTTAACTATTCACAATTTCCTGAAAACGCCAAAGACTTATATGTAGAATTTTTTGATTTGAAAAAAATAATTTTTAATCAAAGACATAATATTAAAATGTTTGGTTATGATGTTGAGTGTTTTGTGCAAAACGAAACTGAGACAACGTTTAGTAGTGGAATTTATTCAATCCTTTATGATATGTGGGTTAACGAACCTAAAAAAGAAAACATGAAAAATGTTGATATTGAGTTATTGAAAGAAAAGTCAAAACAATGGATGAGAATTATTGATGGAGTTATTGACAATATAGAAGATGAAGATCCTGAAACAATAAAAGAAATTGTAAAAAAATATAAAGAAAAACTTAAGAATTTTAGAAATTGTGGTTTAGAAGAGGGTGGGGAAATGTCTTTAGAAAATTTAGTATTTAAACTACTAAGAAGAAATGGTTATATTGAAAAGTTATACGAATTACCAACTGATTTAATTGACAAAAAATTGACCATGAAACAATAAAAACACCATAAATGAAATAATTATATTTATCGATATATTTATTAAGAAAAAATAATTTTAAAAAAATTTATACTATGTCAGGATTGAAACCTATTGGTAGTGAGAAACTTCAAGGAATGGATAAACTAAGAAGAATCATGGAAATTGCCAGATTCAATGAAAACCTTCCTCAGTCTGTGAATGAAACCGCAAAATCAGAATATAAAATTTCTTTAGCGGACGGAAACACGTATGAAATAGTTCGTGAAAAACTTGGATACATCATAAAAAGTGCGATTAATGAGTCTGAAAGTGACTATATTGAGCCAATCAGAGAAAGAAAATATTTTTCATCATATTCTCAAGCACTTAAACGATTAAATTTAATGGCCAAAGAGCTCAACTCTTTACACGAAAACAAAGAAGGTATCTCACTAATTGGTGAGCAAAAAAAAAAGTTCATACTAAAAACTAAAAAGAAAAAAACTGCAGAACCTGCAGACGAAACAATACCTCCACCACCAGTTGCAGAACCAACACCGGCTCCCGTAACACCACCACCTATTGATGCCGAAATGGCAGCACCATCACCTATTGATGCTGAAATGGGAGGAGGAACACCACCTATTGATGCTGAAATGGGAGGAGGAACACCACCTATTGATGCTGAAATGGGAGGTATGAGTCCGATTGATGCGGACGCAGGATCAACACCTGAAGATAATATGGGTGGAATGCCACCTGAAGACGATATGGGTGGAATGCCACCTGAAGATGATATGGGTGGAATGTCTCCTGAAGATGATATGGGTGGAATGTCTCCTGAAGATGAAACCGAAGAACCTAAAATGGGTAAAGGAGGTGGTATTTCAGATTTCAAAAGAATTCAAATACTTGTAGGAAAATTAGCACAAAAAATTAGATCTTATGAAGATAGTGAAGATTTATCTGCAAAAGATGTAAAATACATCATCAATTCAATTTTATCGGCAATTAATGTTGAAGTTTTAGACGAGGATGATATTGAACAAATAATATCAAAATTAGAAGGTACTGAAGATGAAGACGAATTTGGTGGAGACGAATTTGGTGGAGAAAAAGATGGTGGAACTGAAGAAGTAGATACAACACCTGAAGATATGAAAACACCTGAAGAGGAGATGGGAGAATCTTACGATACATACGGAGAAGCCTTTAATGATTATCTTGGATCCACATATGCAAAATTAATGTCGGATGATTTATTTGAGGATGATGATTACGGTATAGACGACACTGATAAAATTTTTCAAAAATATAGCCAAGAAAGAGAAAAAACTCCATCGTCATTCACATCTCAAGAGATGAAAAAAGACCCTTACTTTGATAAATCTGAAGATGACATGAATCTTAGAAGAAAATTAAGAGGAAGACCTAGTAATTCTTTTTACCACTTAGATCATGGGACATTTAGTGAGTCAAAAATTGACAAATTATTGGCCAAATATCATTCAGTAAACGAAAATGAAATCAAACAAAAATACTCAAGACTTGTAGAGAATGATTTTCAAATGGAAACTTTAAAGACCTATTTAGTTGAAAACTCAAGGGTCACTTATATGGGAAAAACAACCAAAGGAAATTTAGTTTTTAAAAATGGTAATAAAGAAATTAAAATAACTAAATCGGGTACGATTATATGAATTATTTAATTTACATAAATGGTATGGGCCCTAACTATAAAGGTGATAACATTTATGAATTTATATTTTCAGATACGTTAGAAGTTTTTGGTGAAAATTGGGAGTCAAAACCCGCAAACGGTTACCCTTTACCGCCTGATATGGAGTATGTTAAAAAAGTTGGGACATTAATAAATGAAGAAGTTGCATTTGATTTGGTACAAAACTCTGATGTTTTTTCAGTCATTGATTCAATGGATGGGGTTTTGGCCTTAGGATGGGAAAAAGAAAGTGATGAAAAAGATTTTTCACTAATTAAAAGATTGGTATTCCAATTTGGTGAAAGTGAAGAAAACGTAAAAAATAAATTATACGAAAGAGATATCGTATTACAATTTGAAAAAGAGGTAGTGTATGAAAACTAAAATTAATTTTTTGTTAGAAAGTGGTCTAAGTAAGTCTACTTTATTGGGATTAAATGAATCTAAAATTAATCTTCTTTACGAGAAATTCAAAAAAAAGGAGAAAGAAGAAACTAAAGAGGCAATAACTAAAACCGTATTCCAGCCAACAAAAAATCCTGCGGATTTAAAGGTAGTCCAAGACGCACTTAAAAAAGTTAACCCAAATGCAACTTTGGAGATCGAAGAGGGTGACACGGAAGCTATGATGAAATATGATGCTGGTTTAGATCCTGATCAACAAATACCAACTGAAGGTGAGATTAGAGAAAAATTTGAGTCAAAGGCACAACAAGGTTTATTTTGGGCTCGTTGTGAAAAATGTTCTAATGAAAATTGTAAATGGTGTAAAATGGCGAAAGAATTTTCAGATTCTACATCTAAAAAAGAATACAAAGACATGCCAGAAAAAAAACACCCTAACAAAACTGTAAAATACAAAAAGAAAAAAACCAACGAAGATTTAAAAAAATATATTGAAAATATAATTGTTGAAGTTTTAGAGAGTAAAGTAGACGCCAAAATGACAAAAAAAGAATTGGTTAATACAATTAAAAAAACAAAAAAAAATGATGATGAATCTTTTATGCTTCGCAAACCAAAAAAAGTAACTATGTTTTCTGACGAATCTCCAATGGAATTACCAATTGGAAGAATGTTCTCAATAGGTAAACAAAAGTAATTAAAGATATATGGCTCTGTCCAAAGAAAAAGTAATGATCGAGTATTTGAAGTGTTTACAAGACACTCCATATGCCCTTAGAACCTATCTACAAACTTATGATAATACGGTATCAAGATACGTACCATTAGAATTATTCCCTGATCAAGTTTCCTTGTTAAACGATTATGAAGAATTTGAGGAAAACATTGCATTAAAATATCGTCAGGCTGGTGTATCGACCGTAACCGCAGCTTGGATCTCAAAAAGATTAGTTTTTGCTAAAAAAACTCAACCAGAAAAGATTCTAATTATTGCCAACAAACTTGATACATCCCAAGAAATGGCAAATAAAATTAGAGCTTTTATAGATCAATGGCCGTCTTGGGTTGGTGCGGGATTCGCTCCTGAAAAAAACTCACAAAGACACTATAAGTTAAATAACGGTTCTGAAGTAAAGGCGGTGGCAACCTCAAAAGATGCCCTTCGTGGATTTACACCAACAATTCTTGTTTTTGATGAGGCGGCGTTTATTGAGGCCGATAATGATTTTTGGGCTGCTTGTATGGCGTCACTATCTACAGGTGGTAAAGTTATTGTTATATCAACACCAAATGGATATGACCCAATATATTATGAAATATATGATCAGGCTTTAAAAGGAATGAACCAATTCAAAATTTCAGAAATGTATTGGTATAGAGATCCGAGGTATGCTAAGGATTTATTTTTGGTACCAACAGATGATTTAGTTCATTATCTTTTAAATAAAGAAGAATTTGACGAATCAAAAAATATTTCTTGGTCGCATACAGACCCATTCCATAGGGATTATGAGGAACTACAAAAGTTTTTTAATCAAGGATACAAACCTTGTTCTACATGGTATGAAAAAATGGTTAAAAAACTTAAGTATGACAAAAGAAAAATTAACCAAGAATTAAATTGTGAGTTTTTAGGTTCGGGTGATAACGTGTTTGATAACAAACAATTAGAAGATATTAAAAATAATTCATTAATGGACGCACCCTCCAAATTAATGGGTAACTCCCTTTGGATGTGGAAAGAACCTGTACAAGATCACAAGTATATAATGGGAGTCGATGTCTCTCGTGGAGATAGTGAAGACTTTTCGTCAATACAAATTATTGATTTTGATGACAGAGAACAAGTTTTTGAATACGTTGGTAAAATCCCACCGGATACTTTGGCAGAAATTGCATACAAATGGGGTATGATGTATAATGCGTTTGTTGTGGTCGATATTACGGGCGGCATGGGAATAACAACAGTTCGTAAAATGCAAGAATTGGGATATAAAAATTTATATATAGACGGAGTCGACACCTCAAATATTTGGTCATATAACGCTAAAGCCGCAGATAAAATTCCAGGTATAAATTTCAATAATAAGAGAGTACAGATTGTTGCCGCACTAGAAGAGGCTGTTAGACACAAATTTAAACTTAGAAGTGTTAGATTATACAATGAGATGAACACTTTTGTTTATATCAATGGAAGACCTGACCACCAAAAAGGTCAACATGATGACTTAATTATGGGAATATCTATGGCCATATATGTTGGTGAGTCATCTTTTGCGAAATTAGAAAAAGTGACAGAACATACTAAAGTAATGATTGAATCTTGGTCGGTTGCGTCTAATGAAAATATTGCAAAACAAATGTATTTTGACCCAAGTTTACCTAATGCAAATGTTGTAAATGACAGATTCCAAATGAATTCGGGGCCAAGTAAAGAAGATTATATTACCTATGGCTGGTTATTTGGGACAAGAAGATAATTATAGTTATGGGATTAAATTTCAGAAAAAGATCGGGAAGGATTGCAAATGGGTCTACTTTGATTGTGCCTGGCCAACCTTATATTGGAGCTAAAGTTTTTCAGACGACATTTAATCAAAAAAAATCATCAAATGACAAACCACAGGGGCCTGAGATCCCTTTTGATGAAATTGTAACACCAACACCAACACCAACATCCACAGTTACACCAACACCAACACCAACCAAAATCCCCAATGTAACACCAACACCAACCTCAACAAGGTTTACCTAAACTTTTTAATCTCGTTTTAGTCGGTAATAACACATACTTAGAGGTAGGAGATTCCGAGTATTTTAAATACAATTGATTTATATCATATAATTAAAACTATTGAAATATTTATATCTATAGTTAAACTTCTAATATGGAAAATAATAATAAAGATCTAACTGTTTGGCAAAGGTTGTCGCAGACATTTGGCCCCAATTCATTATTGGGAATGGGTCAACCATCATATAGATTAGATAAACAAGAACTTCTTAAAACCACAAGTAAACAAGAGTTTGAAAAAGAAAAGTTACAACAACAACAATCTCTTTATTTAAGTAATCAGTGGGGAAAAATTGAAAATAATTTATACACTCAGGCAATTTATTATGAACCGACAAGAATTGCAGCATTTTATGACTATGAATCTATGGAATATACTCCCGAGATCTCAACGGCATTAGATATATATTCAGAAGAGTCTACAACCCCAAATCAAGACGGATATGTGTTACAAGTTTATTCTGAATCAAAAAGAATTAAATCAATACTTGTAGATTTATTCATAAATAAACTTGATATTAACACAAACTTACCAATGTGGATTAGAAACACATGTAAGTATGGTGACAATTTTGTTTATTTAAAATTAGATGAAGATAGAGGTGTTATCGGATGTCTCCAATTACCAAACATTGAAATTGAAAGAATTGAAAGGGGTATGGAAACTAGAACTTTTACTTCTACACCAAATATTAAACAAAAATCTTTAAAATTTACTTGGAAAGAAAAAAATACAGAATTTAATACTTGGGAGATTGCTCACTTCAGATTATTGGGTGATGATAGAAAACTTCCTTACGGAACATCAATGTTAGAAAAGGCTCGTCGTATTTGGAAACAGTTAGTTTTGGCGGAAGACGCCATGTTAATTTATAGAACATCAAGAGCACCTGAAAGAAGAATCTTTAAAGTTTACGTTGGTAACATGGATGATAAGGATGTTGAAGCTTACGTACAAAGAGTTGCTAATAAATTTAAGAGGGATCAAGTTGTTGATAGAAAAACAGGAAACGTGGATCTTAGATTTAACCAAATGGCGGTAGATCAAGATTACTTTGTACCTGTTAGGGATCCTGCGGCACCAGACCCAATTACAACCCTTCCTGGTGGAACAAATTTATCTGAGATTGCGGATATTGAATATATACAAAAGAAACTTGTAACCGCACTTCGTATTCCTAAGGCTTATTTAGGGTTTGAGGAGGTTGTTGGTGATGGGAAAAATCTGTCATTATTAGACATTCGATTTGCAAGGACTATTAATAAAATTCAAAAATCAGTAATTGCAGAGTTAAATAAAATTGCGATAATCCATTTATTTTTATTAGGATTTGAGGACGAATTAGAAAACTTCACATTACAACTTACAAACCCATCTAAACAGGCCGATCTATTAATGATTGACGTTTGGAAAGAAAAAGTTTTATTATATAAAGATTTAGTTGCTGAAATCCCTAAATCAATCCAAGCAACATCCGCAACTTGGGCCAAAAAACATATTTTTGGTTTCTCAGATGAAGAAATTAAAGTTGACGTACAACAAATTAGAATGGAAAGAGCGGTATCTGCAGAATTGGATAATACGGCAACAATTATAACTCACACAGGATTATTTGATAATGTTGATAAATTATACGGTACTATAACTGGTGACACAGAAACACCACCTGCGGGAGGTGAAACAGGAGGAGGTGGTGCTCCACCGTTACCAGGAGGAGGGGGAGGTGCTCCACCGCCACCACCGGCAGGAGATGAAGGGGCTGGCCCACCTATTCCTGAAAATAAAGTGGTAAATAAAAATTTGAAGATATTAACTGAGTCTAAAGAAGAAGAATTTTGGGATTTTGAAAAGGGGTCTCAGTCTTTTGGTGATTTAGATGATCAATTATCTAAACTTCTTGGTGACTAATATTTATTTACCAAAGAAGTAAAAAAAATAAGTTGATATTTATTTAAAAAAAAGAAAATGAAATTTGGTGAATTAAAATCTAAAATCGAAAAATGTTTGACTGAATCATACGCTAAAAATTCAGTAAAAAAGGACTTGTTTATTTTTAAAGAATTGGTCTTAAAAAATAAAAACGTCTCTAAACTTTTTTATTTATATGATGAACTTTCATCAAAAAAAGGTCTTTCAGAAGATGTTGCAAGTGAGTACGTAAATCAATCTACGATTTTATTTGAGAACACTGTTAATAAAATTTCATCTAAAGAATTAAGTGAACTTAGAGATTGGGTTGGGCATATCAAATCTAAAAATGAATATTCTGATATCGATAATCTGTTTTCAACAGGATTATTAACATTAGAGTCAAAAATTAAAAGTAAAAAAGTTATTGTAGAAAATTTACAAAAAGAAACTTTATTTGAGAATAAAGAATTTATCAACGTACCTTTAAATGCCATGACTAATGTTGCCAACAAAACAATCAAGTCATATATTTCAAATTTAAACGAAAACGAACAAAAAGAAGTTTTACAAATTCTTAATACACCAAAAGAAAAACTACAACAAAAATACGAAATAACAAAAGAGATTGTTTTAGAAAAATTAGAAAGTCAAAAAGAATCAGGAGACTCTGAAACTAAGCAAACAATTGATGAGGTCGTTAAAAAATTAACAACAGAAGAATTTAACGAACTGAATTATTTCAAATTGAAAAATCTATCAGAAGGACTTTAAAGATTGTTCCTATATTTTTGAAGGTATACGGCTTTTTGAATTTCTCGTCTTCTTTTAACAGACCCCTTTTCAAATTCTTTTCTGTCAAATAAAATTTTGTTTTGCTTTGACTTAATAACCTTACCCTTCAACTCTTTTAGAGCTCTCTCGATGTTTCCCTTATTATCTACTTTTACTATTAACATAAACTATCTTGGTTGATATAAATATAATTATTGTCTAAATTTAATAAAAATAAACTTATTCAGTATGAAAAATTTATATGAAAAAAGGAAAAACTTGCAAAATCAACGGATTTCGCACATTTAAATCCCAATACGGGACTATCGACTCACAAACTCTAAAGTCAATTTACCTAAATCTCCAAACATGGGTCGAACCAAAAGATGAAATTGAAAATTGGAACCGAGTTGTTTTAAACATGACAAGAAATGTTAAACACTCAGTCTACGAAAACTTAAATAAAGAACTTTTTGATGACAAATTCATTGTTGACTTAGATCTAAGAACAAGTGGAATACAATTAAAAAAGAAATCATTTATGAATTTAGAAATAAACTTATATCTAAAAGAACATATGGATTTCAAATCCCCAAAACTAAAAAAAGTTGTCAAAAATTTAATTAAAGAAATCTATGGGGACTCTTTTTCAAAAAACAAATACTTTAAATTTTACCTAACAAAAAATGGAAATGTTAAAACAATAAAAAAACAAACCGAAAGTGTCTAGTATTTATTGATAAAAACATTTATGAAAGATCTTAAAATATTAGGGCCTAAAGAATCTGGTCGTGGGATATTGGTTGAGTATGACGCAGGTTATATAAATCCTATGGAGAGAAGAAATTTAGATTTAATTAGAGAAAACAAATCTTTTTTAGACCACTCAAAACCTTTTGAATTCTTCGCGGTTTTACAAAAATATAATACACCTAATAGAAACGGTAGAATATATCCTGAAAAAATATTAAAACGAGAGGCCGACAATTATAAAAAAATGATCCAAAAAGGAGTCGCTCTTTCTGAATTAAATCACCCCGAATCTTCGTTAATCGATTTAGATAGAGTTTCACACGCAATAACAGAAGTATGGTGGGAAGGGCCAGTTTTATTAGGTAAGTTAAAACTTTTAACAAGTCCTGGTTTTCATGAAAGAGGTATTGTATCTACAAAAGGTGATTTGGCGGCAAATTATCTACGTCAAGGAGTAACATTAGGTATTTCTTCTCGTGGTGTGGGATCACTTAAAAAAGTTGGGGATCAAAACGAAGTACAGGATGATTTTGAATTAATCTGTTTTGACCTTGTATCTTCACCATCAACACCAGGTGCTTATTTATACTTGAACGCTGAGGATAGAGCTGGTTTAGAAGAAAACTTAGATGAGGAAAAACAGGCACAGGTTGAAAGGCATGTTGGTGAAACAGGAAACGCATCTCTTGACTTAATGAAAAGATTGACCGATTATTTAGATAAATAATTAAAAATGGACGAAAAATATTTTGTAGCGAAAATCACCACTGATATGGTAGATAGTGAATCAGGAAAGGTGAAAAAAATGAGAGAAGAAAAATTAGTTAGAGGTTATTCACCAACTGATGTTGAGGCGAAAGTAACTAAGGTTTTTGAAAATTACTCAATGGATTGGAGAATCACGGCAATTGTTGAATCAAAAATTGATGAGGTAATCGAGTAAAAATTTATTTGGTTAATAAAAAAGGGGGTATGTTTTTCATATCCCTTTTTTTATGCCTTTTAATTTATTTTTGGATTAAAACCCTAAAATATAAACTTTTTTTAAAATACTGAATATTTATTTGATAAACTACTAAGAAAAAATATGCAAAAAAACGCAAATGTTGTAGAAGACGCTCTTTTTCAAATTAAGAATTTAGAAGAAGCTCTTCAAGAGAATGCAAAAGGAATACTTCATTCTACCATGAAAGAAGAAATCAAACAATTAGTAAAAGAATCTCTGAACGAACAAGAAGATGAAGATGAGATTAAGGATTTACCCGTAGCCGACGATATGGGAGCAGAAGATGATGACACAGCTGTGGATGATGATGATGAATACATGATGGACGATAAGTTTATGGTGGACGATGAAGATGATGTCGCAGATGATGAAACAATTGATTTAACTGCTGCAAGTGATTCAGAAGTTTTGAGAGTTTTCAAAGCAATGGGTGACGAAGACGGAATAATTGTAAAAAAAGAAGATGGTATGATTAATTTAAAAGACGGAGACGATGAGTACATGATCCAATTAGGAGAATCTGACGAAAAAATGAAAATGGTTGACGATTCAGACTTTTATGAGTTAGACTTTAAAGATGATTCTGATATCGAAGGAGAATTAGACGAATTTGATTTAATGGGAGCTATAAAAGGAGGAATGGGTCTTGATGAAGAATCTGACGAAGAAAATGAAGGTGTTGTTTATGAAATTGTTATGGATGACAAATCTGAATTTTCTGAAGAAGAAGATCCATATAAAGATCAAGATCCATATAAAGATCTTGGATTGGAAGAGGATTTATATGAAGACGAAGGATTTGAAAACTTAGACATTTTTATGGGATCTGAGGATAGAGAAGGTTACGAAGGTGACGAATTGGATGAAGAAACATTCGATGATATGTTGAAGGAAGCCATCAAAAAAACAATAAAAGCAAAAGGTGTTGGAATGGGAAGCGGGCCTAAGTTCAAATATGGTAAGACAACTGATTACCCAACAAAGAAACAAAAATCTGCGTTTGGTAAAGATAGTGTTAAGGCTAAAGGAACAGGAAAAGCACGATTCGAGTACGATGAAGAAGTAAACGACCAAGGATTCAGAGCTGAAAAAACAGTTAAGAAAATGGAAACTAAAGAGGCGTCAAGAACTTTAGGGGCTGGTAGATATTGGGGTAAACCTGGATTACCAAAACCAAAAGCGGCACCTGCTAGATTAAGAAAAGAATCTATCGATAATGAAATTGAAGTTTTAAGAGGAAAAAATGATGAGTATAAAAAGGCTCTTGATGTTTTCAGAACAAAATTAAATGAAGTTGCGGTATTTAATTCTAACTTGGCTTACGCTACACGTTTATTTACAGAACATTCAACCACTAAACAAGAAAAGATCAATATCTTAAGAAGATTTGACTCTGTTGAGAATTTGAAAGAATCTAAAAATTTATATAGATCTATCAAAGAAGAATTAGGGTCACCTTCAAAAGGTAGTGAACAAACAATTACGGAATCATTCGAAAGAACTGTATCAAAAAGTCCTTCTACAGGATCTGCAGTTAGTTTGATTGAATCCAAAACTTACGAAAATCCTCAATTTATGAGAATGAAGGATTTAATGGCAAAGTTAAAATAAAAATAAACAATAAATAATAAAAACCAAAAAAAAATGGGAGCATTATTAGAATCAGGTCTTGTTGGTAACATCGGTTTAAAACACCTTAAAGTTATCAAAGAAGACACAATTAACAAATGGGACAGATTAGGCTTTCTTGACGGTCTAAAAGGTCACTTAAAAGAAAACGTTGCACAATTATATGAGAACCAAGCATCGCATTTGATTAACGAAGCAACTTCAGACGGATCTTCTAACGGAGCATTCGAAACAGTTGTTTTCCCTATCGTAAGACGTGTATTCTCTAAATTGTTGGCTAACGACATCGTATCAGTACAAGCAATGAACTTACCTATTGGTAAATTGTTCTACTTTGTACCTCGTATCCAAGGATATGCTAACGACGTAAACGCTGACGGTGGAGCAGTACATTACCCACCAATCGGTTCACCTGAGGCAGTAAACGCAGGTCAAAATAACCCAGGACAAGGTTATCCAGGTGCTGGTAACGCGTCATCTACACCAGCGAACTACCCTTACGGTAAAAACCTTTATGACTTGTTCTACGAAGGTAATGAGGCGGCATTAGATCCTCCAGGATTGTTTGACTACTCAAAAGGTAGATGGACAGCTTGTACTACTAACACTGTAGTTCAAAAATGGTCTAATGGTACTTTAGTAAACGCGTCTAACAACGACCCTGTTTACGTTGGTAATACTAGAAAAGTTTTAATGAGACTTTGTGGATTTACTTCTACAGGTGCAGGTAAACTTATCGGGCCTGACGGTCAAGAAATGGACACTGAGTCTTTCCTTTCTGATTTAACAATCACTAAAGATAGCGGACTTACAATTGGTGCAGAAACTCCATGTCCTGTAGGTGTTGGCCCACTTCTTTTCAGAGTTGTTACTCAAATCTACGGAAGAGGTATTGTTGATTATGGTAATCAAACACAAACCAACTTCAACAACTTTACTTACCCTGGAACTATCGCAGGAAAATCAGGAAACGGTGGTAACTATTGGGATATTTGTGACTCTGAAGGTTGTATCTATCTTGAAGTAGACCTTTCTTGTCCAGCATGTGCTGATTGTGGTGACACATCATTAGATGGTTACACAGGTACAACAATTACAGGTATCTTATCTGCATCATCTTTCAACGCAACTTGGAGACGTTACGAAGAGTTAGAATTTGAAGACAAAATTGGTGAAGTTTCTTTTGACCTTGAGTCAGTAACTGTATCTGTTACAGAAAGAAAACTAAGAGCACAATGGTCTCCTGAATTAGCTCAAGACGTTGCTGCATTCCATAACATCGACGCTGAGGCTGAATTGACAGCATTGTTGTCAGAACAAGTAGCGGCTGAGATCGACCGTGAAATTTTACGTGACTTACGTAAAGGTGCGGCTTGGAACTTACGTTGGGATTACAATGGATGGAGAAGAATTGGTTCAACCACTTCTTACACTCAAAAAGACTGGAACCAAACTTTGATTACAGCTATCAACCAATTGTCAGCACAAATCCACAAATCTACTTTGAGAGGTGGTGCTAACTGGATCGTTGTATCTTCTGAGATTTCAGCTATTTTTGACGATTTAGAATACTTCCACGTATCTAACGCGGCTCCTGAGCAAGATCAATACAACATGGGTATCGAAAGAGTAGGAACACTTTCTGGACGTTACCAAGTTTATCGTGATCCTTACTTCCCACCAAACCAAGTATTGGTAGGACACAAAGGTACATCATTGTTAGACACTGGTTACATTTACGCTCCGTATGTACCTCTACAATTGACACCTACAATGTACAACCCATTCAACTTTACACCTATTAAAGGTATTATGACACGTTACGCTAAGAAAATGGTTAACAACCGTTTCTACGGACGTATCACAGTTGATGGAGTTAGAACATTTGACTTGAGAGAATTGAGATAATCAATTAAATACCGAATAAGAAAAAGGTCAGAGAAATCTGACCTTTTTTTATTTATTATCTTTTGATATTGTTCTTATTGATTTGGATATAACTTCGGATTCACCAATTGTATAGACTCCCTTTCTGTAAGCATGTTTAATTGCCTCCACTAAAAAAAATATTGATTGATCTTTAGTCATTGTAGAAAGAATTAATTCTAAGTGCTCTTCCGAATGAAGATCAATTGTACCAAAAAGATTTCCCCACAATTTATCAGTGTTTTCTTCCATTTTATTTGTTTTTAAGATATTTATAATATAAACGATATTTTTTAATATGGAAAGGAATTCTAAAACAATTAAATCTATTGGTGAATGGGTCGAGATAAATGAAAATATATCTAACGACCATTATATGAATTGGTTTAAAAAACAAAAAATATCTGAAGCAACGGGAGATAGAGTTGGGGGTGCCGGAGTTTATGTACCACCGCTACAACCAGGTGAAAGAGAATTTTCTAAATCACAATTAGGCCCATTTAATATACCTGTTTCAGATTATAAAAGTCCTTTAGTACAATATGACAGTTATGACCATCAATGGGATTTAAAAACAAAACAAATTAAAAAATTAGAAAAAGACGCTAAAAAAGTTACTAATTTTATTAAAAATCACCCATACTCAACTTTTTCTGATCAAGATGGTAATGCGATAAATGCAACTCCAAGCGGTAAAACAAAAAAAGATCCTTATAATTTAGAAGTAGTTCCTATTGAAAGGGGTAAAAAAAAGATTAATGAAATTACATCTTCTACAACAGCAGGAGAATACAGTGGCCCTCAAGAACTTGGGTTAAGGAAATGGAAACCTTCTGAATTAGCGGGTTATAGTATTAATGCTTCTCACCCCGCTAACAATATAATGAAAAAAAAGAATATAAAAGATAACGTATTAAAAGTTGTTGGTGGATGGGAACCTCAAAAAGGAAAATTTGAAGTACCTACTTTTGACGTAAATTCAAAAAAAGAAAAAAGAGTAAAGTCACATGGTGAACTTTTAGATGACCCAATTAATTGGTACAAGAAATTTAATGAAAGAAGAACTAAGAGTGAAATGAAACCAAAAAAAATGGTTACTAAAAAAAGTTTAAAAGAAGATTTGGCGGTTTGGTTTGGTGATAAGAAAAAACCAAAGGGATCTTCACAACCTAAAGGCCCATGGGTCGATATTTGTCGTAAAGTAGACGGAAAACACCCTCCTTGTGGAAGACACGACGCCGATACAGGTTCATACCCAAAATGTAGAGCGGCTGGAGTTGCAGGTAAAATGAGTGATTCTGAAAAAAGATCTGCATGTCAACAAAAAAGAAATGCCGAAAAGAAAGACACTCAAACAGGAAAAGGTCAAAAACCTATAATGACCAGTTATAAGTCAAGAAAAAAAACAAACGAAAATATGAAAAGAATCATCAACTTAACCGAAAGTGATTTACAAAGAATTGTGTTAAGAGTTTTAAATGAACAAAAAGAAGAACCAGTAATTAGCCCAAATCAAAAAATATCTTTAACATGTAAAAATTTTACTTTTTATAATGACAATGGTGTTGAGAAAATTAAACTTTTGTCAAATGAAAATATAGATGGAAGTCTTTTAACCGATTCTCAAGTACTACAAGGATCATCATTCCAAGATTTTGGACACAAATCAGGTGAACCATATGGAAGCGGATTTCAAGAAACTTATGACGAAGAAAATGTTGGTTTAAAATTCTTTGTTAAAACCAATCAACCAAGTTTTGAAGTTTTTGAACCTGAGACAACCAAATATGATCATACTTTTGTTTTAAAGCCTGTTAGTGAAGAACTAAAAACTTTATTAGGAATCCAAGGGCAAGGAAAGAATGTGATATTTAATGTTGAAGGGGGTCAAGAAATTGCATTTTGTAAAATAACTAAAAATGACCCGTCAAGTGAATTTCAAACAACATTAGCAACAAATTGGGATCTTAACAATACTCCGTTTGTTTAGTTACCAATTAAAGAACTCTCAAAAAATTTTTTGTCTTCTTCACCCATCTCAGACCAAGTATTATATAATGCTCGTTCAAAACGACTTAATTTAGAAAGATCAATTGGTTCGTTTTGGGGGTAACTTCTTGTTGAATGTTCATTTTGAGAATTAATTTGTAAATTACCGTATGCATCACAATCCGCGTTTTTTGTGGTTTTGCAACTTACAATTGATAAACCTAAGATAACTGAGAAAATTAGTTTTTTCATTTTTTATTATTTTTTTCGATTTTTAAAATTATTTCTTCATAAACTTTATCCAAAGTATTTTTAATGTTAGACTTTACCACTCTTTCGGTATTTAACCTTCTTTTTTCGACCTCAGTATCATATAAATACATTATTCTTTCATTATCTCTTTTGGAAAGAACTACATCATAATGAAAAACATGATTAGTTATCTCAATTCTACCAAAATCTAATATTATAAATAAATTTAAACTTTCATTGATAATATATCTCTTATTTGACATTGGTGCAATCATAAAATCAGAATCTTTGTGGGAAATTAGTTTGACACAGATTTTGAATGCGGTTTTTTCGTGCAATTCTACTTCTTCATAGGACTTTAAAGCCGATGAACGACCAAGTTTACGTAATCGTATTTTAAATCGTTTATACAGTCTTAAAATTAATTTTTTCATAGTTAGTTGTTTGTTTCTAACTACAAATATAGTAAAGTTATTTGATTAAACAAAAAGAAAGTAAAAAATTTAACAATATGCTCCTGAACATCTCTTTTTACCATCCAATCCAGGTTGTTTTCCTTTACACACCTGAACCGCATATCCGTTAGCATATGCTGAAGGGTAAACGTCATACTTAGCTTTAGCTGCCGATTTTCCTCTGGCACAAAGTTTTGTACCTGTTTTTTTTCTACCTTCCATCATGACCATATCTTTATCGTCAATATTCATGGACAGTTCCATACCATCTTTTTTAGACTCATTCATTAAAAAATCAAAAACTTGATCCATGTTGTTTTTTGCTTCCGCAATATGATCTTGTGCCCAATCGTGACCATTATCCAATATCGACTCAACCATTTCTTGGTCTAAATCTAATAGTAAATCACATTGTCTTCTCATTTGTTCTAAATTTGAGAAAAACATATATCTTTGGGAATGTTCTCCGTGACTTTCTCTTATTACTTTTTTAATTATTCTATCTAATTTGTCCATATTCTAATTGTTTAAACCATTAATCCCTCCTAACTCAACCGCATTTAGTTGAACCACTGCTTGTCCATAATTATTTGTCCAAACGGGATGTGGTAGCTCTAAAGATACTGTTGTTCCTGAACAATCTGGTAAACATAAAATATATTCAGTATTTGCGGAAAATTGATGTTCCTCAACACAGTCAAAACATTCTTCATATTCTGTTATTGCGGTATAGGAGGCAATAGTCACATCAGAATCCTCAATTGAGGTACCACACATAACAACACCATTTTCACCACTAAACGAATATATTTTTGGGATTCTTGGTGATCCATCAATTTGTGCTGTTATCAAATAACCATCATTTCCACAAAGTTCTAAAACTACAAAATTTGCCATTTCTTTTTTTATTATAAATACTTTTATTTTTCGTTTACGATTTGGAACTGAATTTGTTTTTTGTAAGTGTTAATTTGTCCCATCATTTTAACCTGAATATCAATAAAATATTCATTAGGAATTTTGTCTCTCATATCAAAAATGAAATAATACTCATTAGGTGTCCTGTTCAAATGAGTCCAATCTTGAACAATAACTTCAGTTTGTCCTTCTCTAACATAGACCCTATATTGAGCGTCCACATTTGGTAACATTTTATTTGTGGTATACGCCTCTTTAATTATTACACCTACTTTTCTAATATCACTTGTAATGATTTTTTCATTTTGTAAAATACCGTAATAGTCAAACCCAAATTTAGACGGATCAAAAGTTGAGGTACCAATTTGTATTGATTTTTTAAGCGGATATATTGTAAAATCATTTATTACATTTGGTAAACTAAATCCATTTAAAAATATTCCAGACCAAGTATCGTTGAATATACAAGGTGTTTTATAGTTAACAAGTGGCGGTATAACAATTTCATACACACCTTCAGTTCTTCTACAACTTGGTAAATTTATTAATCCCGGTATTGGTGTACCGCTAGCATCACTAATTGTCACAAAAGGGTTTTGATCCAAGTTCATAAAATTACCATCTTCATAAACATACAAATAAAGTTTGTTTACCTTATTTAAGGTAAAATAATTTCTATCATCCTCAATTAAGTCATCATAGGTTGTTAAAAGATATGGTTCGTAAAATGTCTGAGTATGTCTTGTAAAAAATCCAACTGAATAACTCCCTTCGGTACCCGTTAAATTCTCAACTTGAGGTAAATAAGCAATTCCCCAACCAGTAGAACCTGTAAAAGTATTGTTTAAAATATTATTGATTTCTGTCGTCATATCAAATTCAATGTTCTCATCACCAAATTCAAAATGTTGTACATCGACAATAGTTAATGCTGAAAATGGAACCGGCCCTAAATTCATATTGTCGTAAATACCTGGTTGTTCCCAAGTATCAATAGTTGTGGTTTGGTACCAATTAGATGGTCTTACAGAATAATTTCTGTCACTTTCTATAGGATCTGTTATGTCGTAAAAATCATACCCAACTCCCTCATCCCAATATTGTGGTTTTGATGGGTCAAAATCTTTTGGTGGTATTCTGAATAAAATTAAATCAAAAGAGGTTGCTCTATATCTACCGTCTGGCGTTGTTGTGTTAAGTAGTTCATTATCAAAATAAGATGTATTTGTCATTTTAAGGGTATGTCTCATACCTGAAATTGAGCAGTCTAAAGAGATAGTCCCATTTGCAACTTTTTCTCTCAATAGAGTTAAGTCTAAATCGAAAATAAACCTTGAATACCCTGTTGGTTCACTTATACCACCATTTCCGTAAAATAGTTCTAACACAGGGTTTCTACCTGTATTCACATAACTATTTGAAACGATTGTGTTGTTTCTACTGAAATAAGAATTGTTAATTGACATTTATCTTTTATTAATAAATATCAATTAATTCTAATTCTTTGGTTTAAAATAGTAGTATCTGCGTTTTGGATTAATTTATCTATTTCTGACAAGTCAGTACCATCTGTTCCTATTGGAATTGGTGCCTTGTTAGGGTTGTGAACATGAGATGCTAAAAATTTAAAAATCAATTTAATTAACTTCATTAATTCATCACCCCTAACCATTGGGTCAGTTCGTTCCGCAATTTGATTTACTAATATGTCTTGATCAATACCGTATAGACTTGTTTGTAAATTTACTTTTTGACCCTTGGATTTAATTTGTGTTTTATGAGATAGTAGGTATATATTATCACTTCCTAAAACATTGTAGGATGTAGGTTTCGGGCTATATGTTTCTCTATTAATTGTGACATCTACTAGTTTATTTTGTATTCCAACAACCCCTTGAGACCAAACTAAAAAGTCTCCGCTAAAATCATCATAAGGGTTAAGTTTAATTTTACCGTAAAATTTACTCACACTATTATAATCTGTAACTCCTGTTGAATTATACTTATCTAAAGTAGGTTTATTAGGTCTAACATAAAACGGGAATTGATTAACAATGTTTGTTCCGGCTTGAGGTGGAAATTGAGAGTACCCGTCTATTTGAATTTTCCCATCATTCAAATTATTAATAAATGCGTTAATCAAATTTGTGGCATCTTCAAAGGTTAAACCACTAAAAGAAATTTCATATTCTGTGGGGCCTTTATACTGATCTAATGGTGTGTTTAGATTTACTTGTGGGGTTGTTGTTTGTTTGTTTGGTATTAAGTTGAAGAGTTGTACATTTCCATAGTAGAATGTATCTCCTG